CAGCCTTCTCGCCGCTCTCGTACCCGAGTTCCACCGCACTTTCTCCTGGCGACGAATCTCGTTTGGAGACTGAGAGCACACCCAGACACGAGTACCAGACCGATACCCCTTTGGGTTCGCCTGCACCAGCCCACAAATGCTGCATACGCCAGTTCTGTCAACTTCGTTGACATCAGACAAACAATGACGGGACGAGCCGAGAGCTAACACCCCTGACTCGCCCCTCATCATGTCTGTGGAATTCTGCACGTAAATCGCCTTTGCTGATTTGGTGCTAGCGGCCTGGCCTTTGCTCAGACCGTCAACGGTGTTGATGGATCCTACGGGGTCACCGCGTCCGGAACCTGCTCGAAGATCTCCCCGAACTGGCTGTCCACAGGCTGTGAAGGATCCGCCTGCGCGTTCCAGCGGACCGGCAGCGAAACCTGCTCGCCCGTCTTCTGGAGCGTGAGGCCGGACTCCTGCGCCGCCTTGTAGCAGTTGCGGAAGACCCAGGCTCGAATGAGCGCAGCCGTCCCAGGACTCGCCCCTGAAGGTTCAGGCGGGAACTGGAACAGTACTGCGATCAGACGCCCGACATACGACGTGGGCGCTGACAGTCCGACGTGCCGCTCGTCAAGCTGCGGCGACGTTGTGGAAGCAGCGTTGATAGGACCAAGCTCCCAGGCAAGCTGGAATGTCTCCATTGTTGCCTCGGCAAGCTGGGTACCGACGCTCATCTCCCAGTTCGTCGGACGGCGACGGATGGAACCCGTCACCTGATCAACATCGAAGTCTTCCTCCGCATTGTTGCGGGTGATGTTGATGCCTGTCTTCGTGAAGCCGATCTCGACCCAGGGAGTCACCAGATCGTACTGTGTTGCGCCCGTCGTCAGTTCGATGATGTCACTGATGTCACTAGGCCACGCCGAACCTGACGGGGCGTACAGAATACGACCAGCACCCTGCACGAAACCGCGCTCATAGTTGATTCCGTGGCGACCACGGAAGAACGAACCCATCTACTTCACCTCCTTAGTCATTGGTGCATCGTCGTGTACGCCTTGATGGCGTAACTAGTGCCGACAGCCTGGAACCAGAAATTCGTCCCACGGCCCTTGTGTTGATACGTCCACGGCAAGGACGGTTGGCCTCGCAACGGATTTGAGACACCGGCGATCAAGTGTGCTGTCTTGTCATTACTGCACAACGCGAGGAAAACTGCCTCGCTCATCCGCACAGCACGCCGGAAGACGTGATCTGAGGCGGGATCGATTGGATGTGGATCGCTGTCGATCCCGCTGTTGACCTGCGTCTCAGGGGTCGCCTTGGCAAGACAGTGGACAGTAAACCCGATGAGGTAGACGTTCACATGATCGAGCCGGGTGTTCTCGGCGTCAGGGGTATAGTCCTCTGTCGTTACTGCTACATACGGATACGACTCAGGACCAACCTCTTCGAGCACCATTGATGGGAAATTGCCGACCCAGACGTGGGAGGGCGGAACCTCCTCGTACTCCAGCGGAACGTACGGCTCACCGCGAAGTTCTGCCCGAGCCTGGTCAGCTTCAACCCGGCGCTCGTATACGACTTCGAGGCAATCGTTCATGTCAGTGATGATGACAGACTCGATCACATCGAGGGCTTCCTCGGTACCGAGAGCGAGTTCTGATGCGAGCGGACTCATACCGTCGTCTCGGGCGGTCCGTACAGCGGCTCAAAGCCGAAGGGATCAGGAGTGACATGGGCTGTAAGCAGTCCTGCTTCCTGCACCCTGGCTGTGTCCCCTACACGGCGAGGAATCTGCGGCAACTCTGTCTCAATTGCTGGCAGGAGTGATGCCGCATCCTTGAAGATCAGATCGCGCAGTTTGGCGAGATCTTCTGCGCGATCCTTGTACGCCTTCGTTTCACGATCCCCGGCTGAGTGCGCGAGCGCCTGTTTCGACCAGTAGTCGATGCCAGGAATGATGATATCGAGCGCGAACAACTTGCCAGCGTAGGTAGCGAGCAGCGGACTGAGCGCTTCCTGCTCGGGCATGTCAAGAACGGCCCCGAACAACCTATACATGACAGTGTTCAGACGACGTTCGAGAGCATCAGGACCGAACGTGTCAGCCTCGATCAGCGCGTCCCACGTCTCGGGAAGTTCATCCCGCGCCGCGAGCGCGATGGGAGATTGCATGTCAATAGCCATGATGACTCTCGATATCGTCGGCTAGTCGTTCGCCTTCTCGATCGAAGGCGGGCTGCCACCCTCGGGCGGCTTGGGCTGCCGGTCGCGCCGTCCCCTGCGCGTTGCCTTCAGACCGGTGCCCTTGATGTCGCCCTTCTCCTCGTCCTTCGTGGAGCCATACGCCTTCTGCGGGTCGCCAGTACCAGTGACGCCCTCACCGGGTGTCACCAGTCCTTCGTCCGGCACTTCGCGCGTGGTGAGGCGAGCCGAAGCCTTGTTCTCGTCGGCTTCCTGAACATCACTGGACACGCCGCCCTCCTGGCGGTCGATGGCATTCTCGCCGTAACCGATGTTGTAGTTGACGATCCGATTGCGCGGTTCGTCACGGTTGGCTTCGTACTCCTGAATCCGCGTGACAGCCGCAGACGGGAGATTGCGCATCGCGGCGAGAACGTCGTCCTCTTCCATCTCGTCGTAGCCGTCGAACGGCAGGCCGAGGTGGGCCTCGCTGCGCGTACCGGCGTCGCCACCCTTTTCGAGCACATGCGAGAGCGAGTCGTACAGTTCGCCCTCACCCGATTCGAGCGCCTCCAGCCAGTCCTTCGCGATCTTGTCATCATCGATGACATCGCCCCGGTAGTACGTCTCCCCCATCCCGTTCTGGTAGACGACGGAGCCGTCAGCCTGCGGCAGCGAGGAAACGGTCCGATGGACCGTCACTTCGTCAGCAGTAACAGTGTAAGTCATGTTGTCACCTCCTTACGGGATCCGCACGTCGGCGTAGAGGAATGCCTCGGGGCGCTTCATCCGCACGATGCGGCGTGACGCCTGCCGAAGCAGCCTGGTGTAGACACCCTCGCCCTTGAGGATGATCTCGGACTGAGGACCGGACAGGAACACCGTGTCGCTGGGGCCGGACTTGATCTCCACCGGCCCGTTCAGAGTCTCAGCAATGCTGACACCCTCGACCGTGTAGTCAGTGGTGATGAGGAGGTTCCCCACCGGCAGATAGCGAGTGTGGTCCTGCGGGCGCTTCGACGCACCGACAGACTCCTGTCGGAAAGCACCGTTGCACGGCACGAACTGCGTACCGGGCGGCAGGAGCTTGAGCACGTCTTCCAGCGTCGGCATGAACGGCTGCCCCACAGGCACGTTGAAGTACGTGCGGAGCTTCTGGTTCGACGTGATGAGCAGTGAATCGTCATCACTGATGTGGATCTTGCGGCCCGGAGCGCCAGCATCATTGCTGACCTGCTTGAGCCACACCTTCAGGTCGTTGACCGGATCACTGTTGGTGAGGTCAGTCCACGACACTGCCGTCGTCGGCTTGTGCCCGCTCGGAAGCGGGTAGTCGATGACAAGAGCGGTGTCACGAAGCTGATACTCGATCGTGAGTTGTCCGGAGAACGCGGCCCACCGCATCCATTCGGTAAGGCGCTCGTTGCGACGTTCGAGGATCTGACCGATCTCGACCAGCCTGCGCGCTTCCCTTCCGGCAAGCTTCTCGCCACCCTGCGTCAGAACTTCCCAACGCCGAGGACTGATGCGATGTGCCTCGTCCAGATAGGCAAGCTCGATGACCGTCTCGCGCTCCTCGCGACCCGTGATGTCCATCAGGGGGATTGAGGCTTCCGGCGCACGGAACTGACCGATGCCGGTGGCGTGGAGGTCTTCGACGCGCATGCTGACATACTGCGAGTCGGTGTCCTGCATCGGCGCGATCTGCTCGCCGACGAAAGGAGCCGTCTCCATCTCGGTTTCGACCGGACCAACAATAGCGTCAGTCAGTGCGGCCTGATCCATGATGTCGTCAATAACTGCCATGTGTCTTCACCTCCTCCCTTAGCTGAACTTGCAGGTTGGCAGAGCGGCCTTGATGGCGGCGGAATCCGTCGCCCAGCCGACGATGCGATCGGTGCGGAACCACTGACCGTGATTCCACATTGCTGCCGGTGCGTCCGACTTGGAAGTGCCGTCAGCGAACAGGACCGTGATCGAGAGGATGCCGCGAATCGGCGTGACCGCCGCATCCGCAGTGACCCAACGACGGTACTGATTGGTGACAGCATCCTTGCACAGAGGCGTACCGGCGACGAGCGTACGGTTGCCGTTGCCATCCGGAGCAACAGCAGTAGCGTCAAGAACGATCGACGCGGCGACATCGACGTTCGCCTGCTGGACAAGAATCTCCAGATCGGGCGTCGTCGTGCGGGCGGAGGTGATGTTCCATGCCGATGCGACTGCCATCAGTCTTCACCTCCTGCCGTCATCCCGCCATAGCGCTTGCGAGTGCGCTTGAGGGAACGACCGGTGATCGTTTCGAGGTTCTTCCGATGCTCGTCGGGCTTGCTCTCCGAGTTCGGCTCTCCGCCTTCGTCGGGACGACCGTGGTCGTCCGTCAGTTGCATATCGGAGAGTTCGATCTTGCCCTCATTGTTGCGGGGCAGAAGCTCCACGAACTTCCGCAGAGC